AAGTGTATCAGCATACGAGAATTTGACATCGTTAATGAATAAAGAGCTTGATGAGATACATTGGTTTGATAAGATGCTATTCCAACTTTATGTTACAAGTGGCAAGTCAATGCGACAACTAGCAAAAGAAACAAAACTATCTTTAAGCTGTATATTCTACACCATCAATAGAACAAAAACACACTTACAGAGTTTACTTATTGAAGACTATCAAGATCACTTAAACGAAGATTACGAATGGCTAAAAGAAAAGCACAAGGACTAGGAGATACAATCGAGAATGTACTCCATGCAACAGGGATAGATAAAGTAGCAAAGTTTATATTAGGAGAGGACTGTAAATGTGATGAACGTAAAGCAAAACTTAACGAACTTTGGTCCTATAGAAAGAAACCACTATGTCTAAATGAAAACGAGTATCTTTGGCTTAGCGAAGGAGGGTTAAAGAAAGCAGAAACATCTTTAGTAGATTCAATGTTGATGCAAAGAACTCATAACAGAGTATTCCAAACAGGGAACTTACAATATACTTCTTGTGATTCTTGTTTGAGAGATCAATACTACGACTTAAAAAAAGTATTAGAAGCTTATGATACAAAATGATATAATACAAGTTATATATTCAGGTAAGTACTTTTTTGTTATTTGCTTAAATTAAATAATTAATTTTTATTAATTGTGGATAAAAGAAAAAATAATGGGGGACACTCTACTGCTGGTAAAGCTGGTCGTAAATCTTTAGCAACAGAGATTAAAGGCTTTACATTAGCTGCACCACATGTAGAAGATGCTTTCAGAGTAATAGCAGAAATAATGATTGACGAGACAAAACGTCCAGTTGATAGGATTGCTAGCGCTAAGATATTAATTGAGTATGGTTGTGGTAAACCTAAGGAGAAAGTGGAAAACGATATAAATATTACTGGAGTTGACTTCAATATAAAAGATATTGTTAACTTTAGAGAATGATAGGAATATATAAAATAACTTCTCCAAGTAATAAAGTTTACATAGGTCAATCTATTAATATAGAAAGAAGATTTAAGAACTATAAAAGTATTAGCCAAACAAGAGGTCAGATAATGCTACATCATTCATTTAAAAAGCATGGTATAGAAAATCATACTTTTGAAATAGTTGAAGAATGCGGTGTTGAGTTATTGAACGAAAGAGAAAGATATTATCAAGACTTCTATAATGTATTAAATGGAGGTTTAAATTGTATGCTTACGGATACAAAAGATAGTATTAAGGTTTACTCTAAAGAATCAATAGAAAAAATAAGACGGGGTAATATTGGCAAAGTTATACCTGAATCAGTAAGGGTACAAACTAGCCAAACAATGAAGTTAAAAGGAATCAAACCTAAATATAAAATGAGTGGTTTTGATAATCCTAAATCTATTAAGATAAAAAGTTTAAACATAATTACTGGAGAGGAATTGATATTAAACTTAATGGATACATCTAAACATTTTAATGTAGATAGAGAGTTAATATCTAATAGACTAAATAAAATAACTACAAGATTTAGAAAGTTAAAAGATTGGGATTTTCAATATGTTTAAATTAAGTCCAAAGTATACAAGTTTATTCAAAGGAGATTCAAGATACTATGTAGTAACAGGGGGAAGGGGATCTTCTAAATCATTTAGTGTAAATGCGTTTTTATTATTATTAACATATGAATCAGGACATACGATATTATTTACTAGGTATACTCTTACTTCTGCTCATGTATCAATTATACCTGAATTCATAGAAAAGATAGAGATACTGGATAAGTTCGAGGATTTCCATATTACTAAAGACGAAATTATAAATAAGAAAACAGGTAGTAAGATATTGTTCAAAGGTATCAAAACTTCTTCAGGACAACAAACAGCGAACTTGAAGTCATTAAGTGGTGTTACTTGCTTTGTGTTGGATGAAGCAGAAGAACTAACTGACGAGGATGTATTTGACAAGATAGATTTCTCTATTCGTGCTAAGGATAAACAAAACAGAGTTATATTAGTTTTAAATCCAGCTATGAAGACTCACTTTATTTATCAAAAGTTCTTTGAAGCAAAAGGAGTTGAAGCAGGAAGCAATACAATTAAAGGAGATACAACATACATTCATACGACATATCTAGATAATTATAACAACTTATCTGAAAGTTTCTTAAATCAAATACAAACGATAAAAGAACGTAGACCAGATAAGTATAAACACACCATTCTCGGGGGCTGGTTGGAAAAGGCAGAGGGCGTCATCTACACTAACTGGAAGATAGGCACATTCAATAAAGACAATGGCAGTGTGTTCGGTCAAGATTATGGTTTTAGTAACGATCCATCGACATTAATTGAAACGTCAATAGATAAGACTAACAAACGAATATATATTAAAGAGCACGTTCATAAGCAAGGTTTAACAACAAGTGAACTATCACAACTAAACCAACAATTTGCTGGACGTGATTTAATAGTAGGAGATAATTCAGAGCCTAGATTGATAGCAGAACTTAAAGCAAGAGGGTTAAATATAGTAGCAACAATTAAAGGTGCAGATTCAGTTAAATATGGGATAAGTTTAATTCAAGATTATGACTTAATTATTGAAGAAAATTCCGTAAATTTGATAAAGGAATTGAATAACTATTGCTGGCTAGAAAAAAAGAGTGAGACACCAATAGATAAATGGAATCACTGCTTAGATGCAATGCGATATGCGATTAGTTATCAATTAGCGAATCCAAACAAAGGAAATTATAGTGTATATTAAAACAACAAAATATGAAAACAGAAGTTAAAGAAGTAACGTTTAAAGTACCAAACAAGAAAGACATCTTGAAAGAAACTGCAACCAAAATCATTGAAGATTTTAAAAATGAACATGGTGAAGATTGGAAGTTGAATTGTTATGAAGCAATCGACAACGAGATTATGAAGTTTCAAGGTAGCTTAGAGTATTGGAGAGGAATAAGAAAATTGATTAAATGATGGAAATTAAAGATTTTAAAGATAGAAACTGTGTAGAATATTTAGACCAAATAGATATACATAGAGGCATTAGTGCTTATATCGACCATAACAATATGTTTATTATAAATATAGATGATAGTGGGCCACAAGGGGCTCAAATAGAATTAGACAAAGAAGCAATAAAAGATTTAGTTAATTTTTTAATAGGCGAATGAAGTTAGAACTAGTAATACCAACATCTTTAAGTGAGATACCTTTGATGCACTACCAGAAATACATGGTAGTTGCATCGAATAAGGATAACTCAGAGCTGTTTATATCACAAAAAATGATTGAAATATTTTGCGGTATAGAGTTAAAGAATGTAGTTAACATTAAGTTATCAGATGTTATTGATTTGGTAACACACTTTAAGAAATTATTCAGTGATAAATTAGATCTAAAAAAGACATTTGAGATTCAAGGTGTAAAGTTTGGGTTCATTAACGAGTTAGAAGATATTTCGTTTGGTGAGTATGTAGATTTAGAATCAAACATAATCGATGTACAATCCTTCCACAAAGCAATGGCTGTAATGTACAGACCTATCAAGACTCAGAAGGGGAATAAGTATACCATAGATAAATACAGCGGTACAGCAAACTATGCTGACTTAATGAAGTACGCTCCTTTAGATGTTGTATTGCCAGCGTCGGTTTTTTTTTGGAGTTTAGGAAACGAACTATTGACAGCTACCCTGTCTTATTTGGAGAAACAAATGACGAAGAAGAACAAAACGATTTTAGCGAAACAACTCAATTTGGAAAACGATGGGGATGGTATCAGTCAATATATCAACTCGCTAAAGGAGACATTACAAAGTTTAACAGAGTTACAGAAGAAGGATTATTTGAGTGCTTAACAATGTTGACATTTGAAAAGCAGAAGATAGATATAGAAAATAGACAACTAAAAAGAGCACATGAAAGGGTACTATGATTTCACAAAAGCATTCCACGATTTCTTGATAAGCGATCCGTTAGTAAACCAAGTTACAAAGGGTAGTTTGGATAAGATTACAAACGCTAAAAAAGATATGTACCCTTTAGCTCATGTCATGATTGATAATGGTGCATTTGAAGAGAATACAATAAGGTTTTCTGTATCGTTAGTTGTGATGGATATTGTAGACTATACAAAAGAAGATTTAACACATCTATACTTTGGAAATAACAACGAAGATGACATACATAATCAAACGTTAATGATTTGCCAACGTGCTTTTGAAAGTATGCGACGTGGTGACTTTGGTGACAATTACTCGATTGAGTCAGAGACTGCATCTTTTGAATTCTTTGTTGATAGATTTACGGACGATGTTGCTGGATGCACTATGACTTTTGATGTAATAATGGCAAACGAAATGACTATATGTTAAATGTACAGGAAGAGTTAGATAAGTTTAAAAGGTATGTAATACAGCAATCTAAATCTAATCTATCTAAGCTAAAGAAAAACGATAGAAAAGGGCTGTATAATACGATTAAAGGTGAAGCAAAAGCTATGCCTAATTCTTTCTACCTTGCATTTGATTTAGGTAAGTATGGTGCGTATGTAGACAAAGGTGTAAAAGGTGCAGACCCATCACAAGTTTCACCAAACGCAAAGATAAAAGGACAGCAAGCTCCAAACAGTCCATACAGTTTTAAGACTAAAAAACCACCTTCTGACTTAATTGCAAAATGGGCTCAAAGAAAGAACTTAAGGTTACGAAATAAAAAGGGACAATACGTTAAAGGTAGCTATAAAGCAATAGGATTTATTACAGCAAAAAACATCTGGGCGCGAGGCATTAAACCTTCATTGTTCTTTACAAAACCATTTGAGAAGGCATATAAGCAACTTCCAGACCAGTTAGTCGCTAAATACGGATTGGATGCTTTGGAGTTATTTAAGTATACAATTCAACAACCAAAAAAATAATGGGAAACATATTTGCGAGAAGTCCTTACATTATAGAAGTAGATGAGTCTGGACAAGATGGAAGTAAGGTAGAGGTATTTCTATGGAACGAAGGAACTACCGAGCCAACAACAGCACAGTATACTCTATCTAAATTAATACCAGCGTCTAATAACACTCAAACAGTTTACGATATTGCACCTTATATTAGAGAATATTTAACGTTTACTAATAAGCAATCACCATATACAATAGACGCATTAAGCACGAACCAATATTGTAACGTTAAAGTAAAGAGATATCAGTCAGTATCTGGTGTATATACGTTATTAGATACGCTTGAATACTTTGGATTGGATGGATATTCCTATTATGAAGAAGGAAGTAATTACGATTACGGAAACTATTTACTAGAGCAAAAGACATACTATTATCAAGAGGGAATATATGCTGGCGAATTCAATGCTTATATGACTATCGCAATGACTATTAAGTACTCTAATTTAGCAACAGGTGCAGCCACAACGGTAACAAATACTTCTGTAGGGTGGAAAACCGCACCTAGAGTATGGGATGCTTATGCTGAAGTTGGAAATAGATTAGAAGTATTGGACTCGGAAGGTGAGCCACTTGCTACATATTATTTTGAACCTGTTTGCGAGCCTAAATATACACCAGTAATAGTTGACTTCATAAATCAGTACGGAGCTTGGCAACGAGAATTCTTTTTTAAAGCGTCAAAGAATACGTTAGCAATAGAATCGAATGACTATAACGTAATGCAGAGTTCGGTAAGTAGCTATGATATTAAGCAAGGACAAAAGAAGTCATTTAATACCAACGCAAAAGAAACGATAAGTGTAAATAGTGGGTACGTTTATGAAGATTTTAGCTCGAATATTAAGCAACTTATAATGAGTGAAAGAATACTAGTTGATGATAAGCCTGCTATATGTAAAACAAAGTCGTTAGAAGTCATGAAAAACATAAATAATCACATGATTAATTACAGTTTAGAATTCGAGTTAGCGTATAATACTATAAATGCTGTAATATAATGAAAAGAATTGTAG